AATTTATTAAAACCACCGGCAGACACCAGGCGAGTGCTTTTCGGGAGCGACCCTAGCCGATGGAGTTAATCATGTTTCCAGTTTTGAGAATCGGGTAAGGAATTGTGAAATGGAAGTATCGCTTACATTCTCCACAGGGGAGAAGTAGTCACAATGAAATCCAATCCCTACCATATATTCCCTTGCGGAATTTGCTAACTTCCGCACTTCTGAGGCGGATTTGTTTGAATAGAATTTGACTTCCAATCCAAGATTGATACCGTCCTCTGTATTTGAAAGTGTGGATAACACTCCGTCTCCGCCTATCTGCTTGAAATACATATAGGGGAATGACGGTGGTGTAGCTTTATACACCTGTCCTCCTTTCAAACTGCTGTATTGTTTCTGCAAGTCTTTCAGGAGGTTCGTAAAATACAAATTCACATTGTCCTTAACCATCCTTGAATACCTCGCTTGCTATTTTTTGTGCTTCTTTCCTCAGATATTGCGCCGTCTCATACATGAATGGTCTTGACGGCATACCCTCTGTAAATCGCCATGTGCCATCATCAGCCGGATAATACCAACCCTCTCTGCCGTCTTTCGTGGTAAAGATTGTTGCCCCGGAATTGTACGCCCAGTTCATTATTGCCTTGTACTCTTCGCTTGGGTGTGAGTTGTCCCTACCCTTTACACCAGTACCAAACTCAATGTACTTGCAATACCCTCCGGCACTTATGATTCCAACTCCCTCTGCCTCATCCAGATAACCGATAATGGAAGATCTTGCCGTACCGGTATCAACCGGAACTAACTCCTGTGCCTTTTCAACTCCGAGGTCTGTAAGTCTCTGTATAAGTTTCTCTGCGCATTTGTGTATACGCTCTTTCCGCTTTTCCAGTTTCTTAATGGCCTCATCTATGCTGTCCGTGTCAAAGGGATTGATCGTTATTTTGTCCTGCATGGATATTCCCCTTAATCTTCCGTATCGCCCATAGATTCTGTTGCAAATCATGTTTCGGGCAGACACATATATAATCCGGTTCTGTATCTGTGGAACCGTCCTCGTTGAGAATAGGAACCACATCTATGAAGAGTTTTGAGTATTCATCAATCGGCAATTTCTGTACGGTTGATATGGTCTTGTCGTAGACAATATCTTTACCAAATGGGGAGTCCTCGGCATTTCCTGAGTTCGGACTTACTCTCGCAAGCACACGAACCGGATTTGAATACTTCGGTATGCTCTCCCCGGTAAGGTTGCCATCCTCGTCCACTTCATCCACCGTTCCGTCATAGGTCTGGTAATAAAAAGGGACTTGGTTCAATCTGAGGTCTTTAAGTCTCAGCTTCGGCATTGCCATCCCTCCTTAACAGACCGACATAGGTTTTGGGTGGGATCTTCGCCAAGGCCAACTCAATATCTTTCTTACCTGTCTGTCCCCAGTTCCGGGTAACTCCAAGTTCTGTGTGAGATACAAGTCCGCCCCTCGCATCGTCAGAGTTTATGGCTTTCGCCAAATCATAGATTTCAAACTCATACCGGTTATAAAATCTCTCCAACTCTGCCTCTGTCGGAATATCATCATCCGCCCAAAAATGTTGATTTGCAGCCTGTTTCTGAGCTTTCACAAGGAGGACGGCAATCTGTTCGTCAGTGAGAGTTTCATCATCTAAAATGATTTTCAACAATTTAGCGTCCATAATCCGTCCTCACTTTCTTACCCTTGCTGAGTTAAAAACTCTGCGATCAGCTTTGCTTTTACGGTTTCTTTCATGTCATACCCACGTTCCGCTGCGATAGCCTTAATCTGTGCTACTGTCAGAGCGTTAAGTTCTTCCTCTGTGTACTTCTTACCAGTAGCCGTCTCTTCTGAAACCGCATCCGCTGATGTGGAAACAGAAGAATCAACTACCTCGGAACCACCGTTAAGGGTATGACCTGTTATTCCCCCACCGTTGTACCGGCTGCCGTGATCTTGCTAGGAAGATCTGTGGAAATATTAGTGAACTTCGCACTCATCCACTCAGGACCGTGATCCAGACCGATCTGACCGAAGATCTGATAAGTTTCTCCTGCGCCTGTCTTAGCAAGCTGCTCTAAGAAGAAATTACCCTTACCAGGAACCATCTGATGAACAGGAGCCATGATGGACGGATCGAACAGAACGGCAGTACCGGCAGGCATGGTATCGAACAATGCGACTGCCACCTCTCCAAGAGGGGTAACTACGGTCTGTAACTTGATACCGTTTACTTCTCTTCCGAGAGGAACGATAGTCAGGTTGTTCTGCTGAGCGTCAAGGTTGAGCTGCAACATAGTGGTTGCATCTACACCGAGAACGATATTGTCTGTCTTTGCTCCCTGATCGTGAATGGACTTTAATCCCTCTGCTACAAGCCAGTAGGTAAGAGGTTTCTTTGCGAGATCGAGTATATTGGTTGTAATCGCAGTCAGAAGTCCTCTGGTCTGGTTTGCCTCTGCATCAGTAGTAGCTTTCGCATACTTACCATTGATGAAAGTGTACTCAATATCCTGTGCGATCTTCGCCATTCTACGAGATACCTGGAACGCAAGTTCATCCATAGGATTTGCCTGCTGACCGGCTACGTTGATACCCTGCAGTGTACCCATGTTGCTCTGCTTTCCATAAGAAATCGCTACGGACTTCTGGAAGATCTGAGTTACGTTGGTAAGCTGACTTCTGGTTACAATTTCCGGCTGTGGAGCGGTAAGGGATGCTGTTTCAGAAATCTTAGGCTGTTCGCCTGTTTCTGTGTTGTACTCCTGACCGCAAGTAAACTCTACATGATTGGTTACGAGAGGTCTTGCGCCAATCATAGTAGAGAACGGTGTTGCCTGCTGCCCTTTAGCGAATAACATTCCGCTAAAATTAGGAACAGCGAATGATGTTGCTGTGCCCTGTGCCATAATTCATTACCTCCTTAAAAGTTATGCCTGCTGATTGTTAGCGGCATTTTGACTTAATATTGCAAGAACGGCGGCCTGTGTATCGCCTGCGTCCATTGCCTGCTTGATCTGTGCTGAATAGTCAACCTGACCTACGTTTCCAGACTGCGGTGTAGGCATCTGAGCTAAATACTGTGCGCGGATTTCAGACTCTTTCTGCTTATCCCTCTCTGCCATGAACTTAGAGATGTTTCCAGTAACGACATCCATATTTCCCTCATACTCTGCCGTTGCTGTTGCCTTTGCCATTTCGGTAGGCATACCCATTCCTAAGTAACGCTCCGATGATTCTGTTACCGACTTGAACTTTTCCAGTTCCTTGACATAGGCATCTCTCTGTGCCGCCTGTTCTGCCTTTGCTTCCGCTTCCTGTTCCTCGGCTGTCTGCTTAGCTCTGAGCTGTTTTCTCAGATTGCCCTCGGATGTGCATAACTTGTCATTGTCAGACTTTAACTTGGCATTATTGGCCTTTTCCTGCGCAAGCTGTGCCATAAGGCTTTCAACTGTAAGTTCATTGCCGTTGCTGTTATCCTCCGGCTTGGTTGTCTGAGTCTGCTGCTGTGTACCGGAAACCTGAGTAGTAGGCTGTTTCTGCGGTTCTGTCTGAGTCTGCTGCTGTGTCTGGTTCTGAGTTGCTGTACTGTTTACATCTGCCATAATTGACCTCCTGCGTTTGAACGGTTCTCTCCGTATAAATTTCTGCGTTTTTTTACTTGCGTCTCTGCAAGACAATAGTTGTATGCGTTTTGTAAGGATTTTCTCTAACCCGTTATGTGATAGGGATTTCTCCCTGAATAACCGAAAAATGAGCCGGACACGATTCATCATCACATCCGGCTCATAGGCTCTAACTGTATGAAGTTAGTTTTTCTTTGCTGCCTTTTTGGCAGTGGTTTTCTTGGTGGCAGTTTTCTTTGCAGTGGACTTCTTAGCTGCCGCTTTCTTATCAGAAGATTTCTTCGCAGTCTCCTTTTTGGAAGCTGCTACTTTCTTCTTATCGTCCATTTTCTTCTTGCCTGCTGCCGTCTTTTTGCTTGCTGTTGCCATTGGCTCTACCTCCTAATTTATAATTCTACGCACCGGCAGTTGATTATTTCATCTATCGGTGCGCCCATACTATCATCAAGTGGGAACATCATTTTGTACCCATTGATGGTAAAAGGCTCATTTATCGGAACTGTCTGCCCGTCAGCCTCCCAATGGCTTACCCGGACACGTTCATCTCTCATACTTACCCATGTATGGGTGTCCTGCCTCTCGGCAAGGTTCTGATGATTGATCCAGTTATATATCCAGTTGGTTTCATTTAAGGCAATCTCGGTTGCTCTGACTTCCGAGAACATCCGCTTAACACTCTTTGGAACATCCTCTTCTTTCATAATGCCACCGGTCATGCGAGACATTTTATAATCATCGTTTCCGTTGGCGTTTGCTACCGCTCTTTCGGTTGCCTCCTGAATGTACTTTGCAAATCTGTATGCCTTTTCTCTTACCTCTGTCTCGTACTGATATTCAGAAGCCATGGCAAAATAAAGATCCATGAGCTCATTTTCATAATCAGAACTCGACTTCTCGTAAAGGAATATCCCGGAGAGAAGATTCATAAACTGTGCTGCAAAGAAATCAACAAGGGCATTGATAAATTCCTTGGCAGTATTTATCCGGCGGAGCTTATCGTCTTTGAGGATATTCATTTCATCAAAGTATTGTACCGGATCATACATATCTCACACCGCCTATTCTTCTACCATTGCCGTTTTGCTCGGCTGCTTTGATTCCTCTGTCTTATCCTTTTCCTCGTTGTTCTCCCCACCGTTCCCCTCATCATCCTTATAGGCGTTAGGGTTCGGCTGCTGCGTTTTTTCTTCCTTGGATGCAAGTTTCTTCTGTATGCCCTCGATAATAGTCTTACTGTCAACCCATGCCTGCTGAGGATCTGTAAACAGTCCAACAGTATTGAATGAAGTGAGACCATCTACTCCGGCATTTAGTAATGCCACAAGGGAGTTTGTTTTTGACACCAGATCGTATGTCTTGGTTCTGCAGAAACGTATTTCAACGTCTGCCGTCTCTATATCTTTCAGACCGTCATACGGTCTCTGATCTGCCTTGATTATCTCTATTGCCAAATCAATAATCTGCATTTCCGGTTCCGTGAATAACTGTTCAACGGTCTTTGCGGAAATCTCCAAACACTGCCATCCATTTGATAGCTGCATTGCTCCTGTGGTAGAGCCGCCGCTTGCTTCCTGCCATGACGGAGTAGAAGTAATCTGCTCCAACTGGGAATTGAGATGATCCACAAGTTTCTGTACCTCACTCTCATTCAATGTCTGATTGAGGTAGGTAATCTTTGCTTCCTTGCCGTCTCCGGTACTCTTTGTCATAATGACACCATCGCCGTCAACGAGATTTTTCTTACCCTCTTCATTTACTTGGCAGTTGTGCATCCAAAGTAAGGACTGAACGTGCTGCAATATATCATTGATACGGTCTGAATCCACAAGGTTCATGGCATCCATGAGTGGGATAACCTTTTCAAAGATACCCATGCGGTCATTCAATGCAAATTCTACGACCGGTATTCTTCTCAGTGGGTTCGGAGTGATATTCTCTTTCAAATGATAGTCCGTTGTATTAAGCTCATGCTCAATGGTGTAACAGAATCTGCTTGAATATGCTGTGAGAGTGATGGTTCCATCATCGTGTATGAAGTAGGTACATCCAAGCACCGGTTCTCTGTACGCATCGTTGGAATACACCACGAATGTTGTCAGTGGACTCGGAACCAAAAGCTCAAACGGAGAATAACGGCTTGGGTTTCTGTTCGGCAACATCATCTGGTAACCGACTCCACAGATAAACAGATTTCTTCCAAGGGCAATGTCCTTTGCCGATTTGCTCTGCTCCTGCATCATTTTGTTGAGCATGGCGATTTTCAAATCGTCAATGTTCTCTCCGTTATCCTCGTCCTTTTTCTTTAAGAAGCCGAATAAGGCTCTCTTCTGTTTCTTTGTAGGCTCTATCTTTGCTCTCTGTACGAAAGTAATCGGGTTGGAAAAACAATATCCCAGATGCACGTCCACAATCTTTGAAGCATTGTTTTCTACGACTGTGGCATTAAGGTCCGATCTGATTTTCTTTTCACGGTTGAGAATTGGCTGATTTCCTCTCTCATACTCAAAAAGGTATACTTCCTCGGCAACATTTTCCTGATGTTCCATAAATGCTTTTGACACAACCTGTATGATATTGTCTTTCGTTATCTCCCTCTCATCAGTCATTAACATTCGCCTACCGAGAGTCGGACGGTTGCTTGCGTACATGAAGTTTCCCCTTTCCGAATAAAACAAAAGAACCGATCAAGTCTACTTATGACTTAACCGGCTCAAAGGCTCTTTGCTTAATTCTATTTTTATTACTTCCTTGCACCCACGGCAGTTTATGAAAATCGTGCCGGATGCTCCGGGTGCTTTCTTGAAAAGAAGTTTTTCACGGTTTGCCCGTGCCTTACATACAGGGCAGTATACGTTTTCCGTTTCCAATATAGCTGCTCCTTTCTGTAATTAAATAGTTGTGCGAATAGGATTTGAACCTATGATCTCCTGCGTATCAGACAGACGTGCTACCATGCTGCACCACCGCACATTACTGGGCGGTTCATCGCCGCCCATGCCCCTATATTATCATGGAGGAACCATTACCCTCTATCGAGAGGTAAGAGCCAAGAATGGGAGTCGAACCCACAACCTCTTGATTACAAGTCAAGTGCTCTACCAGTTGAGTTATCCGGGCTTAACAATATGGAGTAGCATTGCACTACTCCACATAAGAAAAGGATAATCCACCAACGCCTTTACCAAGACACCCTCATTCTAACAGAAAAAGGATGGTAAATGTATAGAATATCGGTGAGACCGATATTTTAACATAGTCATCCTTTGTCAAATGATATAATTGAAAGTTTATGGTGTAATTGAGTTCGTTTTTTTATTGTTTCGGTTCGTAATCAATGCAGTAATCGTCATAGGATGTGACTGCTCCGTAGCTGTCGCTGTCCTCGTTGCTGCATATCCAGTCCGTAGTGCCGTTGAAATTCTCATGCCATACACAAGTACCGCAAATTCCGTTACATCCCATTCTGTCCCTCCATCAATCTCTGAGCCTCTTCCGTGCTGCATACCGTCACTCCGGTTTCTTCCTCACACTTCTTTACCATACCGGCTCCGTCCCCGGCATAGCTTTCCCAAATGTGCTGTGATTCTACGAACACATCATTGATACGCTTATATCCGAATCCATAGGTTCTGTGAAGTGCTATGGCAATCGCAGCATATATCTGTGGAACCATCTGGTCTGCCGCAGTAGCAACGTTCTGTGAACGGTTTCTTCTGGCGATTTCATTCAGGGAATTTATCAGTTTGTTATTCTTCGCCATATCTTTCCTCCAGTGCATCCTCAATAATAGAGTCCGTGTAAAGAAATTCTTTCATATCTGCTCCGTAGCAAGGCGGCTCGATAGGTTCTCCACCATAACAAGCCATTCCGTGAGGACATTCAGCGTTTTCAGGACAATATTTGCAATAATCCTCTCCGTCATGTGTTTTCAGCCATTCATCAAGGATTTGTTCGTCTCGATGCTTTTCAAATACCACTATTGCATCTGCCAGAAAGTCGGTTTGGGCAAACCATTTCAGATCGTCAATCACTTTCCACGGGTTATCGCCAGATACATTCATACAAACTTCATGTAACCTTTCCATTTGATCGCAGTCTTTATATTTTTCCTCTATTTCTGCGATAGGAGATTTTAATGCGTGATAATTGCGAATGTGAACATAATTGAAGTATGCCGAGGAATATTCCCCTACTTCATACTCTCCTGGTTCAAATGTGTGGTTTTGCATCACGATCTGCAAAGCAACCGGAAGCTCGATAATGAGCATTTCGGCTTTTTCAATATCCTCAGCAGCGTATTCTCCACTTTCTTCATCGCAGTGCCATCCCATGATTTCACACACATTCGTTGTGGGGCCGCTGTTCCCGAATGGTCTTTTAACATCTATTGCCGGTCTATACCTATCCTTAGAATCTATTAAAATGGAGATTCTAAAATTAAGGTCTGTCATAATCTTTATGTGCTCCGGTTTTAATTTAAAACTTGGCATATCAACCTACCTCCGTTTCATTCCTCTGACTGTATGTTTCCTTTTGTTTCCCATAAATCTGCCACTTCCCTTTGAACTGCCAAATATGAAAGCGGACATATTTCCGCCGGACGGTTTCTGTGTGGCTGGTTTGAAATCTGCTGATGTGTTTTCCTCCATAGGATGTAACGATGGCGTTTCTGGTTTATACTGAGGTCTCCATACCATGACAATCTTATTCTCTTTAGGATCGACAAATCCAATTCCATTTTCAAAGATAGTAAGATTAAGTCCATGCCGGATGCAAGCCTCTTCGATTTCTTTCTGTACCTCAACTGCTTTTTTCTGTGCTTCTGTCATACCATTTTCTCCTTTCATCGTGCAGTTCTCACAAGTCTATAAATATTTTCATCATTGACGATCGTAAATGCTGTGGAATCTTTGATTAAACAGCTATCCGGCGATACGGCTTCGCACTCAAAATCTTTAAATGCCTGTTTCTGGTACGAATATATTCTGATATTTCCATCAATCGGTATTGAGATATTGGAGTTATAAAAACATACATTGCCAAGCCCGCATTGATATTTAATGCGATCCTCGCTATACGCTACTCCATGTTCATTGCACACAAAGGTAAAGAACTGTCCGGCTCCGTTTTCCAACACGATAAGCCATCCTCCGGTTATTTTATCTCTGTGTATTCCATAATTATTCACGGTATCAGTATATGGTATCTCAATGTTTTTTCCATCCAGATTCACAATGAGGTTTTCTGCAAATCTACTCACAACGCACGAATGTCCCTCAGATACCGCAAAGTAACTCTCATATCCACATTTTGTAATCGTCCGTATTCCGTTGCCTGATTTTGTGATCTGGATAGAGGTTAATGTATTGGCAGGACTTATGAAATATACTGAATCTCCTGCCGCATAAATCGGACTCTTGTGTTTCTTCTCAAACACATATTCTCTATCCGTGGTAAACCAGAACGCTCTATCATCCGCTTTTATTACAATATTCTCTGCTCCAACCTCTGCGAAATGGTATTTAATTCCGCTTTCGTATGTGAATTTATTCCCATTCTTAACTTCCACTACTTCTCCGGCATTATTGATATAGCACTGCTCATTTAGAACAATTTTTACATCGTTTCCTTTGAGCATCGTGATAAGTGCAAGCCCTCCTGTTACCCCTTGTGATACCGGCTTAGTAAGAACATTTGCATTATTATCACATAGCGGACAACGAGCATATTTGCCATAATAAAACTCCTGGTGTACATCGCAGAATTTAAGGTGTTTTGCCATGTGTTTTAATTCATCCCCCATAGATCTGCTCTTATTCTCAAAAATCTTTTTCAGAGAATCAACCAGATAAGGAGATAAGTTTTTCCACGGTTTAATCGTTCTTGGTATTTTTACTTTTGGATTGTCTATTACGCATATTCCTCGTTTCATACGTTCTACAATATCCATATCTGGTGTCATAGTCCCACCATGCGGATGAATCCTTGTAAGGGTTTTCCAAATCAAAATTGCCTCTGCGTATGTGTCTGTTTCCTCTGAAAAATCATTTCCTTTCATCAATGGATCTTTGAATAAGTCCATGCAAACTTCACATTTTTCATCTTCCACGCTCCAACTATCGCAATCTATAAAGTACACATTTCCAGTTTTGTCAAAGAGGATGTTCTGATCGTTCAGATCCCCAATACACACTCCGGCGGAATGTATATCTCTCACGGTGTCCTTTATCTTTACGAGTATTTCCAAAATATCTTTCGTGGTTATCCCATTCGCTTTCAGATATTTTTTACTTGTGAGAACTCTTACTTCCTCTCCTACGGCTTTTGGCATAATGTAACCAATAAACTTATTGTTATTGTCATACACTGCCGTAATCGGTTTAATAGCCTCCTTTGGCAGCGGTTTGTCAATGAGCATGGCAACTTTCTTTTCCTTGGCTGCAATATCAACACAGGGTTTGTAAA